GGGCGTTGAGAGAATTATCAAAACGGCCTCGTCCTTCCAGTCTGATTGCCTAGCTTCTAACAATTTGCCCTGGTAAGCTTCCTCACCTCGGGCTTGTTTTTCAGCATGCAATAATTGTGCCTCAGACATAGCCATTTTTGCTTTTTGTCTGTTGGCGTAAATCTTTGAACCAGCTTGCGCTGCTAATTTAATTGCCTGTAGCCACATACTAGTAGGCCTTTGATTTTCTTCTTTTCTCAGGCATCACTTTTCCTTGACCTTGCACTTCAAGCTCAGGTCCGCCTGTACCAATTAAGTTAAATGCTTGGTCTGCAGTTGTTTTAGATCTAGGATCGATCTCAGTTTGCTGCTCACCAACTTTAACTTCTTTGATGTTATCTAGTTTTTCCATTTTTGCTCCTTGTTTTTTTCTTTTCAACGCCTTTTATAACACCTTTGTTCTTAGAGGCATAGAAAACTGTTTCACCACGCTTCTTACCGTACTGTTTTTTCATAGATTTCATAATTTTTCTACCTTTTTCGTTCAACGGCATCTTAATTTTCCTCAATCTCTACTTTTTTAGCACCAGTTTTTGCTAAACTTACGCCAGCTCTCAACATAGCTAGTTCTTTGTTCTGTTCTAGCTTCTCATCGAAGTTAGATTGGTTCATCATAGCTCTCATTCTATCTAAACTTAACCTTTCTTCGCCTTCTTCACGTTTTCTAGCGTCGTCAGCGGCTCTTAAATCTAATTCTCTTGCTTTTAACTTCGCAACAGGGTCATTTCCGAATTGACCCATAATTTTATTCTCTTCATTTTTAAATTCTTCTGTCATTTCTGCAATTAATTTTGCTTTTCTAGACTCCATCGCTAACGTTAATGATAAAATTTGTTGTTGAACGTTAGGATCTTGCTGTGCAAGCATCGGATTAGCCTGTAGTTGTGCTAATTGTTGTAATTCTTCTCTAAATTCTATCTCAATTTGTTCTTGAGACATCAAAGAAATGTGTTCAAAAATATTTTTTTCTAATGCACCAAGCACGATTGGATTATTTCTAGCTAAATTTGTAGCCATAAAGTTTAAATGCACCGTAATATGTGCTCTGTGGTCTTGTCCTTTGAACGCTTGGAAAGGTTTTCCAGACAAAGCTAAAATATTTTCTGCAGCTGGGTCTACTGGAGTAGGTTGTTGAGGCGGTGGCAAGATCTGATCTATATTTTTTACGCCGATTGCTTCATACATATTTCTATATGCTTCATATAAATTATGAATTTGTGGATTTGATTGGGCAAGTTGTAGCTCTGTTTGTGCTATAGATATTCTTTGTGTTTGTGAAAATATGTTTGGATCAGCTACAGGGATAATATCAACTCTATCGTCGAAGTCTGCAACTTTAACATTTCTTTGTCCACCCACAACATCATAAGGATATTCTGGTGGTAGATAAGTTTTAAATACATCAGCTAATAATTTAAACTCTTGTTTTAAACCAACGTATAATCTTTTGTGTATAGCTGACATAACACGTGAACCACGTTCTAATAATGCAATCGTTGTACCAACTGCTGCTTGTTTATTTGATTCACCAACTTGCATATCAGCAATCGCTGCAAATCTTTGACCTGCATTAACCACGATACCCATCAACTGTAATAGAGTTTGTGATGGTTCTTTGAAAGGAAGCGGTAAGAATGCATCCCTAATGTTTCCACCTGGCGCGTCCACGTCCCTGAACTCACCAGGTTGGATAGACTGGGCTTCGTCTCTGACACGAATGCCTCTTTGTTTAAAACCAGCGGGTAGATTGGATAATGTTCCCGCATCAAGTAATTGACGGAGTGCAGATGTTGCAGTTCGAGAAAGGCCGCCAATCATATGGATCAATCCGAAACCGTAGAACCCAAGACCTGGTAAAAACTTGAAATGAACGAAGTATTGAGTTTTTTGTTTTGTTGGATCGCCAATCTGGTAATTTCTTCTAATCGATAAAACTTCTCTTGAACCTGCTTCAATAGTTACAACGTAAGGCAATTTAATTCCTGTAGGTTCACCAAACTCGTCTCTATCTTCAAAACCTTCTAAATCTAAATTAACATGACATTCAATAAGTTGATAAACATCTTCGTCTCTTGTTTTTTTAACACCTTCAAGTTCTCTTTCTTTTTTCTCAACTTCAGTTTCTTGCATGTATGTTGGATTAATTTCTATATCTCTATAGAAACCACCAACTTGTTTTTTTCTTAAATCGTTTTCTGAAATCTTAATCGTGTGCATCACTGCATCAGCATCATCGAGGGATGTGGCAGTGTATGGCACGATCAAATCATCAGCAGGGACAAACTTAGAGACTGCTCGTCCTAAGAGTTCATCGTAATAAACTTTTTTGAAAGCTGAACCTGATAGGGGGAGATAGAACAACATTTGATCAAACTCCGGTTCGTATTCTTTCATCTTATCCATGATCTGATAATTCATAAAATCTTTAACCCTTTGTGACTGATCTTGTCTTGCACGATCCGTCTTACCAATGACCTGTGTTCTTACGGGACCATTAGCGGGTAATAATTCTTTGTACGCTTGTGCTTGGAATTGTGTAACAGCTTCTGCTAACACAGGGTGTGTAGCACCACTTGCACCTTGGAAAGGTTGTGTTCTAATCTCGTATTTAAATCCTAAAAGATCTAAACCTTTTGTGTAACCATCTTCCCAATCTTTTCTTGATGTTTTGTATTGTGTGTAATTGTCAAATAACTCAGAACCCATATCTGCTAAGACATCGTCTGGTAATAATTCTGCTAGGTTCGCATAGTGATCGTCACCTGCTTCAGGACTCGCGGCTGCGGGATCAAAATTAATTTCTACACTACCGTCTTCGCCTTGAACGATTTCAGTGTTTTCTGGATTCGGAACTTTGTCTTCTTCGGACTGGGCCGCTTCGACTAATTCTTCTTCACTAGGTAATTCTATTGTTTGCTCTACGTTGGGTAGCGCTTTGTCTATATTGTCGTCTGCCATTTAATTTCTCCAATCTTACAGTCTTAACAGTATTATCTTGAATATTCAACCCTTGAGGCGTGGGCCCTGATTTAGGGGGAATAGTTCTAGTTAATCGTTTAATCATCTAATGCTAAGATTTCTGTTGCTGTCTCTTTCTCCGGCTCTGATAGTAAAATTTTACGTTGCTCAGGATCAGATGGATATGTACTTTTATCTAACGGATCGTACTTTTTCAACTTACCTTGTTTTTGTATTTTTTCTAATATTTCTATAAATTCCATTATACCTCCAAGATTTTAGCCAAACCACCTTTTGCGGCTTCTATGGGCTGGTTTCTTGATTGAAATTTCATAAACTCTTCGAGAAGATTTTCTTGTTGCATTTGTTTATTAAATCTTTCTTTTAATCTTAAGAACTCTAAAAAATCTTCAGCGTCTTTTCCTAAAGAAAAATCTTGAAGGTCAGCTGGATCTGGTGTTCCTTCTCCAAAACCAATTCTACCGCCTCCTGCTAGTTTAGGCTTGAAGAATCTAGCCATGATGTCTGGAGCAAATTCTAATCTTAAATTTTGTAAAGCTTCTGGAGATAAGTTTTTAAGATCTGTTCTTGTAATCGTACCGCCTGATCCTTCTAAAATTAAATCATCAGCCGCTTCCATCGCTTCTTTGAATCCTTGTGTTCTTTGGGCCTTGAGCCTTTGTCCCAGTTCCTTGAACTCTGAACCTTTTGCACCTCGTCTGCCTAACATTCTGAACGACTCGGTATTAATAATTCCTGTAGGTTTTGTTAAGCCAGATTGTAAATTATCCATAGCTTTTAAACTTGCATCTAATGTTCTAAGTTGACCTGAAGATAGTTTACCTGCCATAGCGTAACTTACGCCGCTATTAACTTTATCTAAAATGGCTGGTTTAAGTTTTCCACCTGCTCCGAATAATCCAGGTAACTCGTTGATACGAAGCGATTGACTAAACAACTCGTTTGAGGGACCGCTGCCCAGGAATGTAATATTAGATCTTGTGCCACCAAACTTTCCTGGCTTCGCACCTAAACGTTGCGCCAGTTGAACAATGCTTCTTAAAATTGCTGCGTTAGCCATAGTATTCTAAATTACCTCTGTTAATCGGTTCTAACTTTTCGTCTTCTCTATGCGCAATGAAATAACCTCCACGTAATCTCATTATCGCTTGTGTTACCGAATCCACATAGTCATCATGATCGCCGTGTGGAAACGCAGCACATTCTTCTATCACCTCTTGAGCATACATCTCATGAAAGGGCGCCCATATTCTTCCGTCCTCAAATAGAGGTGAAACTGAGTTAACTCTCGCAAACTTATCATTTCCACGAGACGGTGTAAAGGTAGTTACTGGTATTCCGATTCGTCTTAACTCTGCCACGAGTGGCAGACCCGAAGCTTTAGCTTCTATGATAACCATGTCAGGTCTGTACTGCAGATAAAGTTCGTGAGCCCTGCGCCTTAATTCAGGGAACTCGAACCGGGATTTCTCTGCGTGCATTAAGATACACTGCTGTCCGTTATCTTCAGTTTCAAAGACTCCCCATGTTGTAACCGCAGAATAATCGGCCGTGTTAGATTTTAGAAAAGCTGTATCGTAACTCTGTAAAACAAAACTTGGTGAAGGCAAGGTTCTTGAATCCCAATCTTTCCACCACTCTCGTTTGATCAAAGCACCTTCGTCAGAAGTTGGCTCTTGCATATATTGAGCATTCCATCTAGACGGGGTCAGCGTTGCCTGAGTCTTTTGCAATTCTTTAATTTTCCAAAACTCTGGCCAACACGCTTTACCTGATGGCATGATCGCTGGAAACTTAATCACCTTCCATTGATCAGCATCGTCTGCCATCTGTGCTCTGAGTAATTGACCTGTAATATCTTTTGTTGACCAACGTGTCATAACCACAACAATCTTTCCGCCAGGTTGCAAACGTTGTCTTGGACCAGATAAATACCAGTCCCATGCTTTTTCAAAAGACTTACCATCTTTTCTTAAATCTTGTTCTTTGTGTGGATCATCGATAATAAGTAAATCAGCACCACGTCCTGTGATCGCTCCGCCTGTACCAGCAGCAAAGTATTCTCCGCCCTGTTCCGTTTTCCATTTTCCTGCAGCCTGCGAGTCTTCCATAAGTCTTGTTGGAAAAATGTCCGAGTACAAGGGATCGTCGAGCAAGTGTTTTACTTTACGTCCAAAGTCCACAGCCAGATCCGCGGTGTGGGTCGTTTGAATAATTTTTAGTTTTGGATTCTTTGCTATCATCCACGCTGGCAAAAAGTAAGAGGCGAACTCGGACTTCGTATGTCTTGGTGGCATATTAATAATTAATCTATCTACCTTGTCATCAGCCAAAGCATTAAACATCTCGGACATATCTTTGTGGTGACGGCCTTCAATAAAATCTGGCCACATGTATTTCACAAATTTCAAAAAGTCAGACTCAAGATCTTTTCTAAAATTATCTAAGATGACATTCTTCTTGGCTCTGATGTATTGCTGCTCCTCGACCAAAGGCAAATTAAAATTTTCTGTAGAATTTTTTTCGTCGTTTTTCATATCGTAATTGTTTTCATCCTTACCATGATTATGTGAATTATGCTATATAGGGTATGTCTTGGGACCCCTACCCCTATAGAGGGGGGTGGGGGGTCTTAATTAGAATCGCATTTCGAAACCCGTTAGGATCCCTCACTAGGGTGGGCCCGCCCACACACAAGCCCCCAGGAAAACCCGTTTTGGTCGGTGTTGCATATTTACAATATTGACAGTGTCTTTTGTGCCACGGTCCCCGGTCCAGGGAAAATGGACCTTGACACATTTTTCTAGATTTCGTAAAGTCCTGGATAACAATGGAGGAAAAAACAATGAAAGAAAAAAGAAAAGAACCAAAGATAGTTGAAGAACCAATCTTAGAAATTAATGTAAAAGTGGATAAGATGGTTGATGATAACTATCAAGGCAGACTAAATTGGATGAAAGATATTGACCTAGAAGATATTTTTAGAACTCCAATTAAAAACGAAGATCCAATCTTAGTTGAGGAAGCCGCTAAAAGAAAAACTAAGATGTTCTTGAAAAGACTAAAACAATACATCAAGGACAAGTGTTATAGTGCTGATCTAGTTGATGAAAATGACGAGTCCTCTCAACTTAAAGATATGGACTGGCAGAACTGGAACATAACATCATGAGTGAAAAACTAGACACAAAAACAACGCAAGATTTATTCAAAGTTGATGATTGTCCTGCGTGTGATGGTGAGGGTCAAATTATAATTACAAAGAAATATTTTGATCCAATGAAAAAATATGACAATTCTGAACTTTATGAAGATTGTGATATTTGTGACGGATCGGGGTCAATATGAAAGAAAAAATGACAACACTTGAACTAAACAACGACCCTCAAAAGATCGACACGTTAAAGATCGGCACGTTGTTAATTGCTTTAAAAAGTGAAGCACTTAACCCGAACGGCGTTAGATTTTATAGAGGTTCGATTGTTAAACTACTAAAAAGATATTTTCCCGAGTTACCTAGAACGAGGAACGGGGCTTATAAGTATCTAAAGCAACGGGGCTACTATGGTTGAAATCTTTTTAGAAGCACCGATTGAATTAAAACTTATGATACTAGGCGCCGTAGGCGCCTTTATCGCCGTAGCATATAACGGGATCCGGGGAACGGATGAAGCGATTAAGTTTAATAATCGTTTTAACCAGGACCAAAAATGGAGGGATCGTAAATAAAGTTTCGGCTCCTGGGTCATGAGCCATGATAATAACTGACCCCTTGAGCCCTGGTCCTATTACTGCTTCGGTCCCGTACGGACTTACCAAGTGGGAAGAGGACCTGGGGTCAAGCCATAATAGTTAGTCCGACTAGACTTTTATTATCCTTGACCGTTTTTTCCACCTAGGGCCTCGGCGCGTTAGCGCCGAGGCCATTTAAATATTTAATTATTTCATCAATGCTCAAGCCCCCCACAATCGGATCAACTTTCAGGCCACGGGAAACAAGGTCCATAATCTGACAGCTTTTATATAAAAAAAAATGGGTGGGCCCGCCCGCGCGCAAGCCCCCCACGTGTTGCATTTTTGCAACAGTTGCTTTTTTATCACGGTGCCTGGACCGGGCAACCAGGATAAAGGCGCCGGGACCGTGGCGCAGGTGCCAGGAAACCTGGTGCGGGGAAAACCTGATTTTGTTAGCTTTTGTTAATTTCAATTCCAATGTGAAAAATGTTTTATTTTGGTTATATCCGAGAAGGTCCGGAACGCCTGGAACGGCCCAATTTTCAATGCGATCAAACAAAATACCGGCGCTAGATTTTTTTAAAAGTTTCCACAAATCGCGCTCATTTTTAATCATAATTTTAAGGCTAACTTACCAACATAAAAAAATAAAAAAAGAGCTTGCATAGTTGGGCATTATCCCTTAAAGTCCCAAACATAAAGATATAACTAACAATGGAGGAAAAAATGTATCTTATAATTAAGACTGATGATTTCGGGTCGGCTGGTAAAAATTACAGCGTCGCGGGTCATGATGACGACAGGGCAAATGCCATAAGAAAAATACTAGCGCTTGACACTCTCAACGACGATAAGAAGAAAATATCATTTTCTTTATGGTCGTCCGCTCATGGTGATTTAGATACTAGCACGGAACGGGCTTTTGGTTCACCCATGGATAAATACGACGAGCAGGAAGGAGGCCAGGCCCATGAGTAAGAATAAATATATGACTAAATACCAGCTGGAGCATTTAAAAAAGCGTGTTTCAGCTGAGATTGACCCTATCATAGAGGAAGCCAAACTTATGAGAAAATCAGTAGTCGCGGAATTGACCGCAAGTGCTGAGGGTAAATTAGCCAAAAAAATAAAAGCGGACGTAGTTATTAAAGACCTAGAGAAGGCCTTTAAAAACTTAGAAACCGCGCAACGTAAGGCAAAAACTTTTTTCACTAAAGGCGTAAATGCTGAAATGAAAAAAGACGTAAGTTATAAATTTGAAACCTACGAGAAGGACAGATACGGGGCCGGCCTAAAACCCGAGGACTGTAGAGAACAGTTAAGAAGTTGGGCCGAGACTTTGGCTATTAAAGAAGCAGAAAAAACGCCCGAGGGTAAGAAGGTTAAACAGCTGGAATTATACAAAGCCAGCGCCATAAACCAGGTATTTGAAACAGGGTTGCCGTCGGAACTACCAAAAACACTGGAGGCCATATTTAAGCCACTAGGGATTATTTGGAATAAAAAAGAAGCATTACAAATAGAGAACAAATAGAAGGGGGCGGGGGTGAAAGCCCCCGCAATAAATTATGAGCGACTTAGATTATGAAAGAGAATTTGAAAAAAACTACGAGAAATTAAATGACTGGTTGGATCAATGCCCGTTTGAGTGGCAGGAAGTAGGCCACCCGTCCAGCGGTATGACTACAATTAATATAAAGGTGATGAGAGATGATTAAAGATAAAACATTTTACATTACATACTACGCCACAAAACATAAAAAATTTATTACGCGTAAGGGTAAATGGGACAATAAAAGCAGGACCTTTAAAACTAAACTCAATAAACCGGCCATTTGTTATTACGATTTAGATCAAGGCAATTACAGAACAGCAATAGGGGGTTTTAAAATTAATTATGTATAAATCAAAAAGACTTTTAAACATAGACAACAACGCCAAAACAATTAAGGGCCAAAAACTAAAAGTAAAAACCGCTATCTTATACCTGGCGCCAGCCAATGAGAGCGGTTTTAATATGTGCCCAATGGCCAGCGCTGGATGTAGGGCCGCGTGTTTATTCACGGCAGGCCGGGGCAAGTTTAATAACGTGAGGCAGGGCCGAATTAATAAAACAATTTATTTTATGAAGGATCGCGCCAACTTTTTAAAACAATTAATAAAAGAAATTAAAAACCACGCTGACAAGTGCAAGCGCGAGGGGTACACGCCGGCGGTAAGATTAAACGGAACGAGCGACGTATCATGGGAGCGGTTTAAAATTTTTGATATGTTTCCGGATGTTCAATTTTACGACTACACTAAAATTTATAAGCGGGCGTTGATGTGGGTTAAGGGCTGGCTTCCAAAAAATTATCATATTACATACAGTTTAAATGAGGATAATAAAAAACTGGCTTTTGATATTTTAAAGAAGGGCGGAAACATAAGCGCCGTATTTAGAACTAAGAAGCTACCTAAAAAATTTAAAGGTTTTAAGGTCATTGACGCCGATAAGTCCGACGTACGCTTTAAAGATCCAAAAAATATAATTGCGGGTCTTTATGCTAAAGGTAAGGCCGTTAATGATCAATCAGGTTTTGTATTAGATGTTTAATATATGAAACATAGAGTTAATACAGAAGGGCGATACAGTAAACCCGCGTTGCTAAAGAACTGGAACGAACAGGCGCAAGCGCAAGCGCCTGTTCAGAAAAAATAATGGAAACTTTAATAACTATATTTCTAGTCGCGATACCATTTTGGACGCTTGTTATATTGTGTCTGATTGGCTGGGTTATGAATATATTTAGTAAAAAATAATTAAACTATTCGAATGATCTTACCCATTTTTAATCTAGGTTTAGCACATCGGAGCACAAGCCGATGAGTTTCCGAGCTACCAAGCACTCTATTCTCAAGCAGGGTCATAGTGGTTAAATCGTACATCTCACCGTTGGGAAGCTCTATTTGTACCCTAGCGTCCAAGCACACTGGCGATTGCATGAATTTATCTATGGCTTTCTTTAACTGTCTACCGTCTACCATGCCTTGCAATATATCTTATATTGAATATATTGCAACATTATGGGAAGAATTAGTAGATTAACAGACATGCAAAAACGGTTTGTAGAATTATTAGTGTATGGCGACCCGAAAACCGGCGAGCCACTTAATCAAACTGAGTCGGCTATACAAGCTGGATACGCTAAAGAGTCCGCACGTGTGGAGGGCTCACAGCTATGTAATCCAAAATTATCACCATTGGTGGTGGCATACAAAAGACAACTAGAGCACGAGCGATTACAGAAGCATGAAGTGACCCACATTGGACACGTCGCAAGGCTCAATGCCCTGGGTAGAAAAGCCGAGCAAAAAGGCAACTATCAATCAGCGATAAGAGCAGAAGAGTTAAGGGGACGAGCAGGCGGAATGTATGTTAATCAAACCATAACTAAAACTATTTCAGCAGATATAGAAGAAGACAAGAAAACAATTGAGAGAATAGAGGGTTTTCAAAAAAACTTAAAACAGTTAAATTCTAATCACCCTTCAATGAAAGATAAAAAAGATTAATTTAATATTCTTTCCATTTTTACAATTATAGATCTAGGAAAACAATTACGATCTGAGAATACTGCTTGCTCTGAGTCATAACTTGCAAATGTCCAAACGTGTTTTCTATCTTTATCAAAGATATAGGCTTGGGATACCATCACCGCGGGTTTTAAATCTTTCATCTCAGATGCATCGGCATGCCCGCTGTCCCCACACGGATCGATCCATACGATTTTGTAGAAGTAATACTTCTTCTTACCAATCACAGCATGTTTATATCTCTTCTTCCGACGTCTAGGCATGAGAAGGTTATACTATTTAAAACGTAAATCTAAAAATCAAAAACAAAAAACTATGCGCGCGACCTCTGTGAGAAATTTGTACCCTGCAAAAAATGGTGTAAAATATAGCTTTTTATGCAATTTGTACCCTGAAACAGAAATAAAAAGTCAATAAAATAGCCATTTTTTGAATTTGTACCTTTTTCATGTTTTGACCTAGGGTACAAAAATGAGCGAATAAGTGTTGGTATTACTATCTTTTTTAATTTGTACCCTGTAGAGAGGTAAAAAACAAAAATTTTTTTAAAAACTGTTTTACTTTGAAAAAGTACTATACCAGGGTACAAAATGTTGTAATTGTGCAACATGTTGCAATTATGCAACAGTATCGTAGTACCTGTCTAGCCTTCGTAAAAACTCATGTTGAAATGTGACAAATTCTTGTCCTTCGGAGGTGAACTTTTGAAAAAAGCCATCTTTCGAACACATTAGGATAACCCCCTGGTTTATCTTAGTGCCGTATACATAGTTGTGAGCCATGGCATACGCTCCTAATTGTAGGAAATAATCACCAATCCACTCTCTTCGCTTGGGTTTATTGGTCTGTTTAAAGTCAACAATGCTTTCCTTTCCTGCATATACACCGGCTACGTCGGTGGCCCCTGCATAGAGGTCAGGGTAGTATACTGTCACCTCAAGACCCCATAATTCCTCAAGATCCCCGAGCCCTGTTTCAATAACCTTTCGGGCCATGGTCCCTGCTTCCTTGCCAATAGACGTCATATCAAGGTGCCCAGAGCCATCCAGATAAGCCTCGAGATACTTATGCATAGAGGTACCCCTAGTCGCTGCCAAATCGCGCTGTCTGTCCGCCTGAGAGGCTCCTAGACGTGCTCTCCACTCGGCTAGCTTCTTTTTCTTTTCTTCACTCTGAGTTTGACCCAAAATGGTCGTCACTGATGGGAGTTTAAAATCACCTATCGTATACTGCCGATGTCCACGGACCAGGGCACGGGAAGAAGCCGGGTAATCAAACTTCTTATTCCATTTCATTTATTACCACCAATAACCGCTAGGTCTGTATCTACAATCACCTCTAACAGCACGTTTAAAAGATTTAAATGCCGTCTCTTCGTGTATCCATCTATTCGTTTTTCTTTTCCAAGAATTAGGACCTCTACGGATCATACGTCTTTCTACCCAAAAAGCATAGTCAGAAAACTTAACATTCATATCTTGTTTCGTATGTTCATCGTGCATCTTAATAGAGTATCTTTTATTATCTATAGGTCCTAAAGATATAATTTGAATGAGATGATGGGTGTCTTCAACATTCAAACGACCTCTAAAATAATCATTGTTGCTTTGATCGGAAATATTTTGCGCGTTAGTAAATTTTTTTAGTGTCGTTACGCAAGACTCCCAATCTTCATTCTTATAATGATCTAGGTTCTTATAGATAATGTTGTATTCAACAGGAGTATGAAACTTATAACTTGCCTGGTTATCTTTCCATAATCCTGGAATAGCTTGTCTGTAGTATCGTTGTTGGTTCCAAGACATTAGCAGTTTTCTTTCGATACATCGGTATCACCTTTTACTAACCAAACGTAAGACCATTCAGTCGAACCAGGTGTACACTTCTTACCAACTTTAACTGAGTAAGAACAACCTACCAGTAATAAAGCCGTACATAATATTAAGAATGTTTTCATTTTTTTATATCCTCTTTCTTTTGTAGATTAGCAAAAGGCACTGAGTCATGGACATTTCCTGACACAGATATTCTCGTGCAATCTGATTTAAACGGGCTAACGTAATGCTTCAACCATGCTGGGAAGATATACATATCGCCTACTTCCGGGAACTGTGATTGATAAGTTATGGCATCTCGTGTGCCTTCACCGTAAGTAAACTGTATGCTACCAGGTCCACCGGATCTACCGTCATACGCTTTGTTTTCTGCTTTTAATTCATCAGGTATCTGACAATAAATAACAAACGATAGTTTACCATCGTGATCGTGGGGTGGGTTATAGTCATACTGCTTTTGGTAGTTTATCCATAACGCAGACACCACATACTCCGGTTTAAACTTAGGTTTCTTATTCATAAAGGCTTCGTGGGCTTTGTCATAGACACCAATGTAATTGGCTAACCACGGCACCAAAACACTCTTGTCTCTAAAACCTACTTCTTTATGTAGTTGTCCTGCTAGTTTTTTACTGAAGTCTTCTTGACTAGCTTCTCCTTCACTTAATAATAGCTTGATAAATTCATCAGCTACTTTTAGTTTTATAAGACACGGCCCCCAGTTATAGGTCATGACCTGTATCTTTTCTCGTTGATCTTTCTTCATGCTTCCTCCTTTGTATAATGATTAACGATTTGTTTCAACTTCTCTCTTTTAGTTATAGCGTAGGGTAAAAACATTTTCGCAACTTCGTAGGCTTTACGATGTCCGCAACGCCACTTCCACTGCATTAAATGTTTGCCTCTAGGTTTAGGTAAGACCGTGCCAATCTTTAACGTTTTTAAAACATAAGATATGGTAGGCTTATCTGTCATCGCTATTTCTAAAACTATTCTCCAACATTTATATTTCTTCTTTTTATTTCTTTTATATTCCCAGTATTTTTTATAAGTGACACTGCCTTCACCATCAAACAGTCCTGCTAGATAACTTATTTCTTCTTCCATAAATCCATGAGCCAATCAATAACAGCGCAAATAAAAATACCTAACAACACCGCCATACAAAACAAACCAAAGATAACATAAAACAAAAGACCCAAAATGAACTCTATGATTTTACCCATATTTGTTTCTAATTTTTAAAGCTAATAAAAATTTGCCCCGCTCTCTACATTTTTTAATGATACACTTTAATCTAAATATAAATCTTGTTCGTTCAGTCATTGGTTTCATTTTCTTTTTTTATGTCTTCCCATATACCAATCACCGGGTTCGTAATCCCAACGCTTGCCATGGTGTCCTCGTACATCAGCGTACCACATTCGAAGTCTAACGATAAGTTTTTTAATCAACATCGCTGTACCCCGTTCCCTGTTTCCTGTTACGCCATCTTTTCTTCCAGGCCCAAGAATTAAGGCCAGAGCTTTTATGTTCGATAACTTTGTACACAGTATCAATAATCTTTCTCCACACTTCTTTCATATCACTTATCATATCAGGTATTGTCTTCATCTTCTCCTTTAAAAAATTTTTTTAGTTGTTTCCTATATTCTTTTTCTTCCTGCTCTTCGTAACGAACAACATCGTCATTAGAAAAAGCTTCGTCTTCGGCCTTATACTGGTCTAAGAATTTTGGTTCTTTTATTTTGATTTTACTTTTTATACTCATAGGGCTCCTTTGTTTCTGAATTGATCAAACATAACCTTTTGTAGCTTATCTAATCTTGCTTTTAAAGTTTTGTTTTCTGCTTCTAATTCATCAATACGTCTTGTTAAATCTAAAGGTCCTCTATCATCTAATAATAATTTTTTAAGATCCTTCACAACAACTTCATCCCCAATAACTCGTTCTTTTTTAAGTTCTTCTAGTTGTTTAGCAAAAGCCACTGCGTCTTCTTTCGTTATCATAAACAATCCATGCAATAGTTAGGGTTGTTAGACCACTCACCAGGTTT